GCGCTTCGATGGAACGGGAGACTGTTCAAGACCAGTGGCAACCTCGGGTTCCGAGTTGGCGTGCTCGGCGGGGCGCGGATTCCAAAGTCGAAGCCGAAAGGTGAAGACTCTGGATACCCTGGCGGCGACACACGTTATTGGGCGTTCGTCGAGTTCGGTACTTCCACCGCCGCAGCGAAGCCGTTCATGCGTAATGCGCTCGCTGACAACATCAGCCTCGCCACGAACACCTTCATCACTGAATACGAAAAGGCCATCGACCGGGCAATCAAGAGAGCGGCAAAGAAAGGAACGACAGCGTGAACTCAGCCCCAATCTTCGCGTTATGTGCAGCCGATGGCGGCGTAACTGGTCTTCTGGGCGTGTCCCCAACCAGGCTGTACCCGTTTGGCGAAGCGCCTGAGGGCGTCGCCAAGCCTTATGCCGTCTGGCAACTGGTGACCGGCAGCCCGGAGAACTACCTCGCTGGCCGTCCGGACCTCGATGGCTACACGCTGCAGGTTGACGTTTACGGCGCCACGGCCGCATCGGCCCGCGCAGTTACGGCCGCGATCAGCACCGCCATCGAGTTGAAGGCCTACGTGGTCCGCTGGGGCGGCGAGAGCAAAGACACCGAAACAAAGCTCTACCGGTCGAGCTTCGATATCGACTGGCTCGTTCCTCGATAGCCAAACCCAAAACCCAAGCCCGCCATGTGCGGGTTTTTTTATGCCCGACATTTGGAGATCACCATGTCGATTCTGTCCCAAGGAACCCAGATTTACGCCCTGGTGCCGAGCGCAGCCAATCCGGCAGTGTTCGAGGTTCTCGAAATCGAGTGCGCTACTGCATTCAGCCCGGGCGGTAACCCCGCTGACCAGATCGAAACCACCTGCCTCAGCCAGAAGGTCCGGACCTACATGCGAGGTTTGCGCACTCCTGGCCAAGCTTCTCTCACCCTCAACGCAGATCCTCGCAACGAGTCCCACGTGCGCCTGCATGCTCTGTCGGAAGACGACAGCATCGAGAGCGTTCACTGGGTGGTTGGCTGGTCCGATGGCACCGACATCCACCCGACGGTGGTTGCTGCTGGTGCGCTGGATGAGATCCGCCTGACCGGCGCTGGCACCGGCTACACCAGTGCACCGACCGTGAACATCACCGGCGGTGGTGGGACAGGTGCGACTGCAACGGCGCAGATTTCTGACGGCAAGGTAACCGGTTTCACCATCACCAACCCCGGTGCCGGCTACACCAGCGCGCCGACCGTTGCATTTACCGGCGGCTCCGGCACTGGCGCCGCCGCATCCGCGGTTGTTTCGACCGAGCCTGACTTCGACCTGCCGACCACTCGCACCTGGTTCCTGTTCGACGGTTACGTCTCCGACTTCCCGTTCGACTTCGCGGCAAACGCCGTAGTTACCACTGCCGCCACTATTCAGCGTTCCGGCGGTTCGGCCTGGATCCGTAAGGCGGCTGCGTAATGGACCTGAGCATCGAAAGCCTCAAGAAGTCGAAGGCCTTCACGTCCCGTCCGGTCGCGAAGATCATCGAATGGGAGAACGGTGGGAAGAAGCATAAGTTCACCACTTATGTGCGCCCGCTGTCTTATCAGACCGCCGTCGGCGATATCGCTGCCCATCGGGGCGCGGACCCGCTCGCATCCCGAATCGCATCAAGCATCTGCGATGCCGAGGGCCGGGCTGTTTTCACTGTTGGCGATATCACTGGCGAAGCAGATCCTGAGAAAGGCGCGCTAGATCCTGATTTGACCAACCTGCTGCTGATCGCCATCGGCCAAGTGCAAAATGTGGGAAAGACGAAAGCCTGAACGATGTTGACGAGGTGTGGTGTGAGCTGGTGATGAATGGTATTGGCGGCCGCACCATCGCCGAGGCACAGGCCAATATGACTTACCCTGAGTTCATGACCTGGTGCAAGTTCAGGGGAAAGCGTGGATCTCTCAATCAGGGGATGCGGATTGAGTCGGCAATCGCCAGGTTAGCTGCCTTCTACGGTAACTGCCGATCAGGCAAGAAGGCTTTCAGCATGGAGGATTTCGCCCCGCACATGGATGAGCCGGTGTTGACGTTGGATCACGCGATGGCCACTTGGGCTTGACGCTGGTAAATTGCCGTTTTCTTGGGAGGGAATCTGATGAAACCGGTAGTAACCGAGCAAACGTCTAAAAAATACAAAGGCCGCATGCTTCTTGGAGGGTTAGGATGCTGCATCGGAGTAGTGATGGTCATCGGATCTGAAAATCCGCTGCCCGGTCTGGCGGTCGTGGTTGTGGGTATTGCTTTGTACGCGTCTGGCCGATTTTCGGCTTGGTGGAATCACGGTTGAACGTCATTTACAAAAAGCCCGCTTCGGCGGGTTTTTTTACGCCTGGAGAAAAACATGGCCGGATCCCTCGGCACACTCACGCTCGACTTGATTGCCAAAATCGGCGGTTATACCGGCCCGCTGGACAAGGCGAGCCAGGAAACCAAGAAGCGCAACGCTGAGATTGCGAAATCTTTCGACAATCTGGCAAAAGGGATTGGGACCGCGATTGGTAGCATTCCTGCCGTCCTTACCGCTCTGGTAGTCTCCTCTGCGAACTCAGCGAAAGAAATCGCGAATCTGTCCGCGCTCGCAGGACTCGGCACGACCGAATTCCAAAAGCTGGCGGCCGGCGCTCGCAGTGTGGGTGTGGACCAGGACAAACTGGCGGATATCTTCAAGGACACCAACGACAAGCTCGGGGACTTCATCAATACCGGCGGCGGGGCGCTGAAGGATTTCTTCACCAATATCGCGCCCATGGTAGGAGTGACGGCTGATCAGTTCAAAAAGCTAAACAGCAAAGATGCCCTGGCGCTGTACGTCACCAGTCTGGAAAAGGCCAACGTCAGCCAGTCTGAAATGACCTTCTACATGGAGGCCATTGCGAACGACTCGACGGCGCTGGTCCCGCTTCTTCGTGATAACGCGAAAGGCTTTGACGAGCTCGGCGCGTCGGCGGAAGACGCCGGCATTGTCATGAGCGAGGGCACAATTGCCGCCGCCAAGCAGTTCGGCTTGGAGCTTCAGGGTCTCGGCCAGTATGTGAAGTCGGCGCAAGTCGCGCTGGCGGCTGAGTTTTTGCCTGTATTGCTGCAATTCAGCAAGGATGTGAATCAGTCCGCCAAGGACTCAGGCGGACTTTCGAAGGTCGTTAAGGGGCTTGGTGAGGATCTGGTATCCACTACAGCATTCATCGTCAATGCCGGTGATGCCGTTGCCCGCGTCTTCGACATCGTTGCCAATGTGATCGTAGGGTCTTTCGCTACGGCTTCCGCGCGGATCAGCAATCTGTCCTCGCAGGCGAACACCGCGTTGGGAGCTCTCACATTCGGAGACACCTCGAAGCAATTCAAGGCGAATGCCGCGAGTTTCGCGAGTGACGCTCAGATCCAGTTCGGAGTGGCTGCCCAGGCTGCAGCAAAAATTACAGAGGATCTGGAAAAGCCCTTGGCCGGTGACCGGTTCAAGGAGTATGTGGCCAACGCCAAAAAGGCCGCTTCTGAAATTGCCATTACCAACCAGGCTATTACGAAAGGTACTGGCAGCGGCGTTGACCCTGCGGCGATTGCCGCGAACGCAGCCGCGCAGAAAAAGGCAGCGAGCGATGCGGCGGCCGCTGCGAAGAAAATCCAGGACACCTTCAAGTCAACCGAGACCGATTACGAGCGCCAGATCGAGCTTATCAATACCACCACCGACAAGCGAAAGAATGCCACAGAGGTAGCGAAACTCGGATTCGAGATTGAGTCCGGCAAGCTTGTTGGAATCAATGCCCAGCAACAGGAGCGCCTGAACAAGCTGGCGGCCGAACTGGATTCGCTCAACAAGATAAAGCAGGCCAATGAGGACGCCGCCAAGCTTGCAGCTTTCAGCGCAAATGTGGGCCGTGGCACTCAGGATGCTCAAGACAATCTGGATCAGCTGTTGGCCGGCGCCGGTCGCGGCGACAAGTACAAAGAGCGCCTGAAAGAATTCCTGTCCATCCGGCAGGACTTCAACGCGCAGATGCGCGAACTGCAGGAGCAGCAAAATAGCGGAGAGATCAGCGACGACCTGTACAGGCAGGAGCAGGACAAGCTTCAGCAGGCTCTGGATAAACGCCTTCAAAGCCAACAGGACTACTACCAGAAGGTTGACGAAGCGCAGAACAACTGGATGGATGGTGTGACCTCGGCATGGGAAAACTACGCCGACGCTGCTCAGAATTACACGCAACTTGCTTCCGACCTGACATCCACCACGCTGAATAACGCTAGCTCTGGGCTGAGCACTTTTTTCTCTGATGTGGCTACGGGATCAGAGGATGCGAGCGATGCATTGGGTGACCTGGTAGCAGGGTTCGCTAAGTCGACGATCAAAGCGCTCGCGGACATGGCCTCCCAATGGCTCGTTTATCAGGCTGTTCAGCTTGTAGTAGGTAAAACAACTCAGTCTTCTGCGGCTCTCGGTCTCATCGCGAACGCCCAGGCGTCATCCTTCGCAGCTCAGGTGAATGCGTACGCCTCGACCGCTGCAATCCCTATCATCGGTCCGGCAGCTGCGCCAGCGGCTGCGCTGGCCGCTGCGGCTGCGACGGCGCCCATGGTCGCCGGTGTTGCTTCAGCAGCACTTTCAGGGATGGCTCACGACGGTATCGATTCGGTTCCCGAGACAGGCACTTGGCTGCTGCAAAAGGGGGAGC